ATAGACCCTGAAACCGGCATGGAAGGCATGCCTTATGACGCGTTTTTATCAGCCACAACGCCTTTGGCTGTCGGACGTGCTGTAAGCGAAGTCCCCAGAGCAAGTTTTGGTATTTTTGGCAGTAGTGGCGGCAAGTCTGGTCAGCAGGCGGAAGATACGGTTGCCATGTTGGAAGAAGCCGGTTTTGATTCTACAGAGGGTTGGGAACGACAAGACGGCGCTAACACGTATAAGGCATACCGATCCAGCTTGGATGGCAAGGTTCGCTATGAAATACCTACGAATAACGTTGCGTTTCAAGGAGCGTTCCGGGAGACCGAGGACCCCGATGTCGAGTTGGGCAAGTTATTAGACCCAGAGACTAGAGATGAACAGCGTCTTTTGGCGATGCAAGGTCTTCGTATACGCAAAAACAAATTTAACGACAAAGATTACCTGACCGTACCGGGGTTTTTTGAACTAGACGAAACACAATTAAATAAATACGGATTCACAAAATATGATTTTCAGGCAGGCAAGCGTGGTTTAGTAAAATTTCCTGCCCCTGTGTTAGAGCAAATCATTGATTTCCCTGAACTTTTTGACGAATACCCGCAGTTACGCTCCATACGAATCAAGCCAACTCCTGCTTTGGCACTTTTTGTAAAAGGTTCTTACAACCCTGACACGAAGGAGATTTCTCTGGCGTCAGTGCCCAATACGCCAAAAGGTCGAAAAGAGATGATGAGCACTTTACTGCACGAGGTGCAGCATGCGGTGCAAGACATTGAAGGCTTGTACGGTGGTGCCAACACCGGGATGTTTGATCCTGCCGGATTTGGCGAACGCAAAAGAAAAAACCAAGATGCACGTAAAGCATTAGACACCGAGATTGGAGATAGTTTGGATAATCTGGTGGTAACACTGAGTGACTCCGCATCCAAAAAACCGAAAACGGGGCTTTTTGGTAAAATTTTTGGATTGGACTCGCCCCTGTTGCCACTACGCACTCAGAAGGGATTAGCGGGCGCAGACCAAGAAACTGAAGATGGTGCTGCCAAAGTGCGAGCTGTCAAACGTGCAACAGTCGAGTATCTCCGAGAGCGTGCAGAAGAGGAGGAGCAAATTGCTGCGGGTGAAACCCCCTTTAAAGAGAAGGCGCGGCGGATGCTGGAAGATGACATTGCCCGTAAACAAGAGCGACTGCGAGTTATGGGGGCATCGCGCAAAGAAATTAGAAACGTTGAAACAGAATTTAGGGGACAGGCTTTTCGATATGCGGGTTCTGACCGGGAAATGATTTATTTGGCTGAAAAGTTAAAAGTAGCCGGCGTAAAAAACGCGGAAAAAGTCGCGGAAAAAATTGGTGACGCTTTTGACGACCAGATTCAAAAACTACGGCCCGTGCTCCGAGAAGAAAAACAGATAAACGAAATAAACAGTCGATCCTACGAAATGTATGCCGGTAATCCGGGTGAAGTTGAAGCACGTAACGTGCAAAGACGGTTTGAAGGCATTGAAGAGGGTGAGCGTTTACGTGCTCCGTCTGGTGAGTTAAGACCGTTCCCTGAAAAAGTCACTCCCGTAGAAATGCAAACCCTCGATCCTGAAATCACTCAAGGGATGGTGTTACCCGAAGGCGGGCTTGTTTATTCGTTGGCCGAGGGCCGTAAAGGCCAGCCGTCGTTTTCTATGGAACCTCCGAGTAACGGTGACCTCGAAACAAAAAAGGCAAAACTACAGCAACAGCGCAGCACATATGACAACCGTAATGCGCAGCTTTTTGAGAGCACCGCTAAGCCTTTGGCCCAATCCACCGTGGATCGACTTAAAGCAGAAAGGGCTAAAGCTGGGCGTGAAGTAGTTCGTTTACAGCACGAAATCGACTTGGAGGAAAATGAGCCTAATCTGCCGGACAGCATAATTACTAGGGATTCGCGGGGTAAATTGTTACCCCGTGATGATTTTTACCAAGCAAATGAATACGCTTTTCACGGCACGCGCGGAGCCGCTGATCGAATAATAAAAGACGGTGGTGTGCATATGAACACCGATCAACCGGCTTTTTTTATGACAGAAAGTCCTGCGGAGGCAATGACTTACGGGGCTGGCGGTCTTGGTGACTTGGGCACCGTGATACCGATGCGTATTGATACCAGAGGTTTCGCAGAAATCGATTACGGTGGTAGAAGCTACGGAGAACTGGACGAGGGCGGGGTAGTTTCTGTTGCTTTCCCAAAAAAGACGACTTTTTACGGTTTTGAGGGCACGGATTTCGAGGTAGAAGTCGATTTTGATGATCTGGTCACTGTTCGCGTGGATGGCGGGAAACCGACTAAAGTTTCAGAAGATCTTCTGGAACAATATCACCCCATGGGATCTGCTCTTCTGAACGAAGAAGCATTCCTGAACGCCGTTAAAGATGCCGGTGCGCCCGGCGCAAGGCTGATGTCGATACGCGATTTGGACCCAACCGGGGCTATGATGTTGCGTCGAACGACGAAGCTTAACATCCCAGAAGAAAACGAAATTCTTACTGTCTTCGATAAATCAAGGCAGCGTTTGGCAAAAGGTAATCCAGCAAAAGCAGATGACCCCCGACAAATCGGAATTGCTCGCAATCCGTTTGAGGGCTTTGCCAACGGTGGTATGGTGAATAATATGAGACGACGAAACATAAGCGGCCTGACCAATCTTTTCAGCAAGTACAACACTTCGGGACCCTTAGCCGGTGCCGGTGTTCCACGTGGAACAATGCAGATGCAGCGGGGCGGTGCCGTGCAAGATTTTGGCGGCAGAGAGCAAGCCTACGCTCAGAATAGACGTTTTGCGGACATGCCTCTTGTGGATTTCAACGCAGCAGGAGATGTTCCGCAGTCAGTGCTTGATCTGATTGCACGCTCTGAGGCAGAGGCCGCGTCCCGCTTGCCGGTCGAAACAGCGCCGCCTGTTAGCGAGGCACCTGTAGCCAGTGAACCCCCGCCCGCTCAAACGACCACTGCTCCGTTTACACCTTCTTCTGAGATTGTTGCGGAAGGGCCAGCACCGGGCGAAGTGGAGGTAATTGACAAAGGTGAAACCAGAATACCGCAACCTGATCCTTTGCCGCCTCCTCCGCCCCCACCTGTGGTAGACGTCGTTACACCGCCAATCGAACCAGATCCGCTCCCGCCGATAGATCCAGTTCCGTTGCCGCCAATAGATCCAGTTCCATTGCCGCCAATAGACCAAGGTCCGTTGCCGCCTCCTGTTTATACACCGCCCCCACCGACACAGGTCACGGTGCCAACAGAACCGATGTTTACACCACCTCCGATAGCTGAGACACCGGCGCTTCCTGACCCGGTTATGCTGTCTGGTGAGACCGTCGACTTTGGGATTGCGGATCAAATTACGCCACAAACGGGCGGATATGCGACCACGCAAGGGATGAACATTGCTCCTACCGGGGACCCTTTTGCTGACGCCGTGGAAGGCGAGTATCAGATGCCGATTTATCGGCCAAGACCGGCCAATGAAATGCCGTTTTTAAGTCTGCGTTTTGCTAGGCCCCCAAAAACGCCTGAACAAGCGCCGCCTCCACCGCAATCGAGTGATTATTCGACTGGCAGCTATGGTCGCCTAGAATTTGCTGAGGCAATTGCTAATTATGAGCGTCTCTATGGTCCGGTGGAGGACTACGTGCCGCCCGACCCAATGATGGACGAAGCTCAAGAGCAAGAAACTACGGCAGGCAGCACCTCGACCAGTGGCATCACTTCTGGAACTAGATTTTATCCGGAACCTCCGCCTCAAAGGCCCAGCGGGGGCATAGGTCCGCAGACGATTTATAACGCTCGTTTGCTTGCATGGGAGCAGAAATACGGACCTGTAGAGGATTATTATGCAGCACAAGAAGCTGCCCGGAACAACGACATAAACGTTTACTTGAGCCGACAGGGCGAAGAGGCGATTGCGGCTCAGTATGGATACACCGTCGAGGAACTTCGGGACGTAAATGCCGACCGACGGCGACGGGGGTTACCTCCCCTCGACCCTATTTTGCCGGATATCAACGTAAACCCCGCAGGCATGTAGGAAAAAATTATGGCAAATGGCGATAGACCCCCAGTTTCCTTAATGGACAGGGAGGGCATGAATCTTGATGAAGCGGAGTTATTGGCCGTTGAGGTAGAGGCGTTACCAAACGGTCTCGAAACAAATGAGGCTATGCGCATCGAGGGTATCGAAATTACGCAAGATGAAGATGGCGGCGTGACTTTTGACTTCGATCCTCTGCGTAACAAGGGTCGTGAGGACGATTTTTTTGACAATCTTGCCGAATTCATGGATGACGCAGAACTTGCGGTTGTCGCAAATGATTTGATGGATCAATACACCGCGAACAAGGCTTCTAGACACGACTGGGAAGAGGCTTACTCCAGTGGCCTAGAACTTCTGGGCTTTAACTACGAAGAGCGCACAGAGCCTTTCAGGGGCGCTACAGGGGTCACTCACCCCTTGCTTGCTGAAGCGGCGGTGCAGTTCCAAGCGCAAGCCTTCAATGAGTTGTTGCCTGCAGACGGTCCTGTGCGGACAGCGGTCCTCGGCACTCAGACCACGGCCAAAGCAGAGCAAGCCAGTCGCGTTAAAAACTTTATGAACTACTACATCACAAACGTGATGGAAGAATACACGCCAGAGTTTGATCAAATGCTTTTCAATCTGCCTCTGGCAGGCAGCACTTTCAAAAAAGTTTATTTCGACGACTCTTTGGGTCGTCCTGTGAGCAAGTTTGTGCCTGCAGAGCATCTGGTGGTTCCTTACGAGACATCAGACCTGCAAACATGTCCTTGTATCACGCACGTCGTGCGTATATCGATGAACGATCTGCGCAAGCAGCAGGTGTCTGGCTTTTATCGCGATATACCCGTTTTGCCGACTCAGCCCGGTGCTGACAGTATTTCGGAGGAGACGGACTACATTGAGGGCGTCAGCGCATCCAATATTGATTATGACTGCACGCTGCTGGAGTTTCATGCTGATTTAGATCTGCCGGGTTACGAAGACAAGGACGAAAAAGGCGAGGAAACCGGCATCAAGGTGCCGTATATCGTCACAATCAGCGAAGAAAACAACAAAGTTTTATCGATTCGTCGCAACTACGAGGAAAACGATCCGCTAACGAACAAAATCCAGTACTTCGTGCATTACAAGTTTTTACCCGGCTTTGGCTTTTACGGTCTGGGTTTGATTCATACTATAGGCGGGTTGTCCCGAACCGCTACTGCGGCCCTCCGTCAACTGATTGATGCGGGCACGCTTTCTAATTTACCTGCAGGTTTCAAGGCTCGCGGCCTTCGGATCAGAGATGATGATTCACCTTTGCAGCCCGGCGAGTTCAGGGACGTCGACGCGCCCGGAGGGCAGATTAGAGACAGTTTGATGCCGCTTCCGTTCAAAGGACCAGACGGCACTCTTTTTCAGCTACTGGGCTTCGTGGTGGACGCAGGGCAACGATTTGCCACGATCACTGACATGAAAGTAGGCGATGCGAATCCCAACGCGGCTGTCGGCACGACTATTGCGATGATCGAGCAAGGCACTCGGGTGATGAGCGCCGTCCATAAACGACTGCACTATGCGATGAAGATTGAATTCAAGATCCTTGCTCGCGTGATGTCCGAAAGCCTACCCCCTGTTTATCCTTACGAGGTGCCCGGCGCAGAAGCGACGGTCAAAGCTCAAGATTTCGATGAAAAAATCGACGTCATACCCGTATCGGACCCGAATATTTTTTCTCAAAGCCAACGCATCGCGCTTGCGCAAACTGAACTCCAGATGGCTATGCAAGCACCTGAGCTACACAATATTCCGGAGGTGTATCGACGGGTTTACGACGCTTTGGGGGTCAAAAACAGCGATATGATTTTACGAGCAGATACACCCGCAGAAATCGCACCAAAAGACCCTGCCCAAGAAAACATGGATGCGCTGAACAACGTGGCTCTTCAAGCCTTCCGAGGTCAAAACCACATGGCGCATATACAGGCACACTTGATATTTGTGACCGGAGGAATTGCTTCTTCACTGCCACAAGTCCTCGCTTCAATACAAAAACACGTCTTGAATCATGTGCAAATCATGGCAGAAGAGCAGGCGGAGCAGGTTTTCATGCAGCAAAACCCGAATGTGGCGATGGTCAATCCAGCGGACAATGTAGAATTACAGTCTTTGGTTGCTCAGAACGTAGCGACGATTATGCAGCAGGTCGTGCAACTCGGTCAGCAAGTCCAGCAAGCTGGACAGCCACAGCAGGGACCAGATCCTTTGATTCAATTGAAACAACAAGAACTGCAGTTGAAGTCGCAGCAAGAGCAAAACGACATGGCTATGGAGCAACAAGAGTTAGAGCTAGAACGTCAAAAACTTGCGCAGCGTGAAGCTCAGTTCCAGCAAAGGCTACAAAGCCAAGAAAATCAAACAGCGGCACGAATTGATGCTGGCTTGCAGCGAGAGCTTCTCAAGCAACAACAAAGAGGTGATTTATGAGCAAAGTAAAAGTCAACGGCGTAACTCCCAAAGAGCCACCCTCCCCCGTCAACAAGGCTGATATCGAAGGACAGGGCAGCATTCCTTACGCGTCGGCAGTCGAAGAAGTTACACCAGACACGATGTTTGCAAAGGTTACTACCGGCACTAAGCGTGGTATGGGTGCTGCTTTGCGAGGATCTCGTTTTACCAACGCCTGATGCGTTGCTTTCCCGCTGAGAAGAAGCGACAATATCGGATATCGTCAGATAACTAGGATTTATATTGGACGGTATCGATATTGTGCAGTTTGTTCGCAAGACGCTGCTAGATCGCAAGGCTCAAATTTCGTTATTGATGACGGAAGGCGGGATAAAAGATATGGAACATTACAGGGAGTGTCTCGGCGAAGTGCGTAACTGCGATTACATGCTTGTTGAACTCTCTGAAATGCTAGACAGACAGGAATCAATGGATGACTGATGCAAAAAAGTCCTTGGATATCGCCAAGGCATACGTTCCTGAACAGGAGCGCGTTCTCGACCCTACCTTGATTGACGCATCTGTAATTGATCGACTACCCCAGCCCACCGGCTGGCGTGTGTTGATTTTGCCGTTTCGTGGCTCTAACAAGAGCAAAGGCGGTATTTTATTGAATACCAAAACGCTGGAGGAGGATGCCATTCAAACAAACGTGGGATATGTCTTACGTTTGGGACCAGATGCGTACAAAGGGGAGGACAAATACCCAAACGGACCATGGTGCCGGGAGCGTGAATGGGTGATTTTCGCGCGCTATGCCGGTTCTAGGTTCCGCCTGAATGATGAAGACGCAGCCAGATTTGGCAGCGAGGTCAGGATTCTCAATGATGACGAGATTTTGGCCACAATTCTTGATCCTGACGATTTACACCATAACTGAGGGACATGCACATGAGTGAGGTGAAAGCTGCCCACGAGCCAGATGATGGCCAAATAGACCTAGAGTTCAACGAAGAGGCGCAAGAGGTCGAAATAGATTCGCCCTCAGAAACCGAGGAAACACGGCCTCAAACCGCGCAAGTTGAGGAAGAGGACGAGCACGAAAAATACAGCCAGAGCGTACAAAAGCGCATCAACCAGCTTACTAAACGAGCGAAAGAAGCCGAGCGTGAGCGGGAAGAAGCGTTGCGATACGCACAAACAATTCAGAACGAAAACAACACGGTAAAGCAACGTCTTCAGAATTTAGATCAAAATTATCTGAATGAGTACGGTAGCCGCGTTGTTTCGGAGCAGACACGCGCAAAAGAAGATTTACGCACTGCGATTGAGACCGGGGATGTTGACCGACAGATGGCAGCGCAAGAGCGCATCGCTCAATTAAGCATCGCCGCAGATAAACATGCTCAAGCAAAAGCTCAAAGAGAAGCACAAGCTGCGCAGCAAGAGGCATACGCGCAATCACAACCTCAAGAACAGCAGCAATACGTTCCTGCGCCCTCTGTACCAGCACCCGATCCAAAAGCAGAGGATTGGGCATCAAAGAATGAATGGTTCGGCACTGACGATGCCATGACGTTCGCAGCGTTTGGTATTCACAAAAAACTAGTGCAAGAAGAGGGGTTTGATCCCTCTAGTAATGACTACTATGATGCGCTAGATTCTCGTATGAAAGACGCTTTTCCGCATAGATTCGCAGATCAAACGGACGAAGCGCCAAGAAATAATCGTTCTGGGCAGGCTGTAGCGGGTGTATCTCGTGGCAGATCTACTTCAGGACGCGGCAAGAAGGTTCGTCTCTCCCCGAGCCAAGTAACGATTGCCAAAAGATTGGGAGTGCCACTCGAAGAGTACGCAAAATACGTGAAGGAAGAACAATGACGGATAATCAACAAGATGAGATTGATGCTATCAAGAGAACTTCCCGCGCTAAATCATCACGGGCTGCACAGGCCAGAAGAAAGCCGTGGAGTCCACCGTCTAAATTAGACGCGCCCCCTGCGCCAGAGGGGTACAAGCATCGTTGGATACGTGCAGAGGTACGGGGATTTGAAGACCGTACCAACATATCTTCTCGTTTACGAGAGGGGTATGAACTTGTCCGTCGCGATGAGTACCCAGATTTTGAGGCACCAGTTGTTGAATCAGGGAAGTTTGAAGGCGTGTTTGGAGTAGGCGGACTGCTTCTTGCGCGGATACCGCTCGAAACGGTTGCAGAACGGACAGAATATTTCGAAAGAAAGCACTCTGACCAGATTGAAGCCATCGAAACGGATGTTCTACGCGAGAATGCACACTCAACTATGGTGATTGACAAACCAGAACGTCAATCCCGTGTAACTTTTGGTGGTCCTCGTAAGTAAGCTTTTAGGAGCATATTATGGCAAATCAAGAAACCGCTTACGGGCTTCGTCCTATCGGATTGGTAGGGGCTTCCGCTAATTCAACCGGCATCACTCAATATGAGATTGCCAGCGACAACACGAACGCTATTTTTCAATATGGCCTTGTAATACCGCTTGCGGCGGGCGTTATTGATCAAGCAGGCGATACAGCAGGCGGTACTACTGCCGCGCTGGGCGTGTTGATGGGTGTTGAATACATGGATTCCGTTTCAAAGAAGCCTGTTTTCAGTAACTACTGGCCCGGATCAAACAGCGTGAGTGTAGACACGAATTTTCCTGTCAAAGCTCTCGTTGCTGATAATCCGATGCAAACTTTCCAAGTCGCTACGGACGCTTCAACGACCAACAGGGCTACGGCTCTGGCGGGCGTTTTTGCGAACGCTAGTCTCGGAACGTCTGCTCGCACGGGCAGCACAGATACCGGACGCTCTAATTCAGCGTTGTCCGTGTCATCAATCGCCACAACGGCTACTCTGCCGCTGAAAATCATGGGTATCGTCGACGACGATGCGAACAGTGATTTTGCTGCTGCTGGTATACCGTTGATCGTGCGCATTAATGCACACTACAACTCTCCGAATGCGCGTTTCGATTCACAAACCACTGCCACGACGACTGGCATTTAACGGGAGAATCTAAATGGCTATTACTCGCGCACAATTAGCGAAAGAGCTAGAACCCGGACTAAATGCATTGTTCGGGCTTGAGTATGATCGATACGATCAGGAACACGCTGAAATCTACGACGAAGAAACTTCAGACCGCGCGTTTGAAGAAGAAGTCATGCTTTCAGGCTTCGGCACTGCCCCTGTGAAATCAGAAGGCGGAGCGATTTCGTTCGACCAAGCGCAGGAAACATACACTGCACGATATTCGCACGAGACAATCGCTTTGGCTTTTTCTATCACCGAGGAAGCTATCGAAGATAACCTCTATGATAGACTGGCAGCACGATACACTCGTGCGCTGGCGCGTTCTATGTCACAAACCAAACAGATCCGTGCGGCTAGCGTACTGAACAATGCGTTCAGCACTAGCAACCCTATCGGTGACGGTTCGGCTTTGTGTGCATCGGACCACCCGTCTATTTCGGGTGATCAATCCAACGTTTTGGCAGTCGCCTCCGATTTGAATGAAACGTCTCTTGAGCAGATGTTGATTGATATCGCAGGTTTCACCGACGAGCGTGGATTGAAGATTGCTGTTCGCGGCATGAAACTGATCATTCCAAAAGAATTGCAGTTCATCGCGGAAAGAGTTCTGAACTCGAATCTGCGTCCCGGCACTGCGGACAATGACACCAACGCACTGAAGTCTATGGGCATGCTGCCTGAAGGAGCGGTCGTAAACCACTTCCTGACTGACACAGACGCGTTTTTTGTCAAGACGGACGCGCCGAATGGCTTCAAGCTATTCCAACGCACCCCAATCAAGACTGCCATGGAAGGCGACTTTGATACGGGCAACATGCGCTTCAAAGCGCGCGAAAGATACTCCTTTGGCGTATCTGACTGGAGATCCGTTATCGGCACTCCGGGTGCATAAGTTTGAGAAAACTTATCGACAAGAAGGGGCACATTGTTGCCCCTTTCTTTTTTGTGTATATTCAAAACATCCCTGACAGGCGCATACCGCGTCTGACACTAGCCAAGACAGGAGATCACAATGGCTAATACGACTTTTTCGGGTGCGGTCCGATCTGAAAGCACCTTCAAAACCGTCAGTAAAAATGCTTCAACAGGCGCTTTTACCGAAATTGCTACGCTTGGCGATGGACCTGTTAGTCTATCGGACGGCAACGTAACTTTAACCAACGCGACTCACAGCGGCAGAATTTTACTCGTTCCAGACGGTGGTCAAGATAATACTTATACGCTTCCGGCTCCTATTGCTGGATCTATTTTTAGGTTTGTTTACGCTGGTGGCGCTGCTGATGCTACGGACGCGCTTATTGTTACTCCCGGTAACACTAATTTTTATATTGGTGGCGTTACTTTCTTAGATACGGATGGTAACGAGGTGAGTTCAGTATTCTCTGATGGCAACTCTAACAGCAGCATACAGTTGAATGTGCCTGCGGGATTTGATGTGACCATCATTGGGTTAAATACCACGAACTATCAAATCTTCGGGAATGTTACGAGCACAACTGCACCTGCTTTCGCTGACCAGTAATAGGAGAGCGACATGGCTGATACAGTAGCTTCGCAGACGCTCGCAGACGGCCCAAAAACTGCTGTTCTGAAACTGACAAACATCTCGGATGGTTCGGGCGAAAGCGCCGTGACCAAGGTAGACGTCTCAGCTTTGCAACCCAGTGCAGACGGTGACACCTGCACTGGCGTGACCATCGAAAGGATTTGGTGGCAGTGCATCGGCATGAAAGTACAAATCCTTTGGGACGCGACTTCCGATTTGTTTTGTATCGAGTTGGGTGAGAACCAAAGTGGTGACCACGATTACACTAAGTTTGGGGGTCTTACGAACAATGCCGGATCAGGCAAGACAGGAGATCTGAAATTTACCACGGTTGGTCATAGCAGCGGCGACACCTATACAGTAATTTTGTATTTGAGAAAAAATTTCTAATAAGGGAATAAAGCATGCCGACAACTAAGGACGTTCAAAGACTTCCTTCTGGTCGAATTAAGTACCGGGGCGAAACGTTTGCGGGTTTCAACAAACCGAAACGCACTCCGGGCAAAAGTAAGAAAAGTGCCGTTCTTGCCAAAAAAGGCAGTGAAATCAAGCTTGTTAGGTTTGGTGATCCCAAAATGTCAATCAAGAAAGATCAGCCCGGTCGCCGGGCCAACTTTCGCGCAAGGCATCGTTGTGATACGGCTAAAGACAAATTTTCAGCAAGATATTGGTCTTGTAAGGCGTGGTGATGACTAGAGCGAGTATGCCAAAAGGTCTTTCTTACTTCCGTAAAGGCGGTGGCGCATCCAAAAAAAGCAAAGGCAGCAAAATTTGTCCGGAGGGCAAAGCTTGGGCGAAGCGGACTTTTGACACCTACCCTTCAGCCTACGCAAACCTTGCGGCAAGCAAATACTGTAAGGACCCCAACTACGCCAAGAAGGCCAAGGGCGGGAAACGGAAAGGCCGCTGATGGGTGAACTGAAGAAATGGCTCAAGCAAAATTGGGTTCGTATCGACAGCGAGGGCAATATTGTTGGTGAGTGCGGCACGTCACCGGATAAACGTAATCCAGATCGCTGTTTGCCAGAGGCAAAAGCTAGATCCCTAACGAAGGCCGAGCGGGCGGCAACAGCACGAAAAAAGAAAAAGGCTGGCAAAAAAGGCAAGACGGTAGTGAAAAACACGCCAAAAGCCACAGTTAAAAATATGAGCAAGGGCGGCGAAGTCCGTCAAGAAATAGCGAGAGGATGCGGGGCTGTTCTACAGAACCGAAGAAAAGTAACCAAGTACCTGTGAGGTATCTATGTCAGTAGTAAATCTGGGCAACGGTGCCCCCAAGAAAAAAACGGCCAAAAAAACACCTAAGAAAAAAGCTCCGGCTATGAAGTCGAAAGCCATGAAAGCTGGCGGTGTGGCTATGAAGTCCAAAGGCGGAGCCATGGGTGGCAAAAAAGAAATGATGCCCGGCGGCATGCAATACGGCGGCGAAGCTAAAAAGAAGAATTCCAAAGGCATGCGCATGGGCGGAGCCATGAAGTCCAAAGGCATGAAAAACGGCGGTAAAAAGATGCCGGGTAAATTCAAAAAAGGTGGTGCGGCGTCTAAGTAAAACATGCCATACCTTCAATCGAACATCCCGCATTTTAAATGTTGGGTGCGTAAAGAATTTACACATAATCACGAGGCGTACCATGGCGAGTTTTTACACGCCATGGCTGTCGCAGTAACCACGATGCCCTGTAGGTGTTTGAGTTTTCAAATGATTTTTACAGGTATCGAAGCAGACGGCGAAGAGGAAGATACCGTTCATGGCGGCGCTATGTGGGCAAGAATGCCCATTACAGCGTTAGTAGCGGATATACCTCTAGAGGAGTGGCCAGAGCCAATGGCGGTGCATGATGCACAACCGTGGGACTGTTCCTCGCATCACCATGCCGTCTACGTGCTTGATCGTGCTACGCCTTGTCCTTGGATGGCAAAAATAGCAGGGGATATGTACCCTGCGAAGTACCTTTTCACAGTCGACTATACTGAGAGTGAAATTGCGGATGATCCAGCACAGCACAAACAAAGTCACGTGCTGCAACTTTTAGATGCGGGGGAGTGGACAGGTAACATCGTTGCATTACCAAACAACCGGGTTCGTGTAACGCACCCAGCGTGGTTTGAAACGGGTACAGGCGCTCCAGATTTTAAGCCTTCGGCTCACATACATTACTCGAAGTCTGATTTAGACTATGTGCTCGATGTGAACCGCGTATTCGATAATTTATACAATGACAACGAGCAGTAGCAAAAATTTTGAGATTGATGTAGCTGAATACATAGAGGAAGCTTTCGAGCGTTGCGGCTTAGAAGTGAGGACTGGTTACGATCTCAAAACTGCAAAGAGATCCATGAACTTGTTGTTCGCAGACTGGGCCAACCGAGGTCTCAATCAGTGGACGATTGATCAAACATCGATAACGGTCGCCTCCGGCGTCAGCGAGTATCCGGCTGGCACACTGACGCTCTCTGTGGCCTCCTCAGCTAGTTTTTCGGTGGGAGAGACAATCACAGGCGGCACGAGCGCAGCTACGGCAAGCATAACGAGCAAACCCTCGACCACGTCTGTCGCTACCACTATACCAGTTGGCACTTTTTCGAACGGCGAGACAATTACCGGTGGTACAAGCGCAGCCACCACCACCGTCTCTGCCGTACAAGATCTGACTGACGTTCAATCAACAATCGATATTTTGTCGACCGTGGTCACGAGAGATGGCACTGACTTTGAAATCGACCGTTTGAGTCGTTCTGAGTTTTTAAACATACCCACAAAAACGCAAACAGGTCGACCAAATCAATTCTTTTTGGATCGACAAATTACGCCAGTTCTCAAGATATGGCCCGTTCCAGACAACAATACGGATATTTTGAAGTTCAATCGACTCACCCGGATTGAAGATGCCGACACTTTTACGAACACCGTAGACATTCCTTTCCGATTTTATCCTTGTCTGGCGGCAGGTTTAGCTTATTACTTATCGATGAAAAAAAATCCCCCGTTGATGGGTACTTTGAAGGCTGTCTACGAAGAAGAAATGATTAGGGCTATGGAAGAGGATCGAGATCGAGCGTCTTTCAAGATAAGCCCGCCAACTTATAAATACGGGGTGTAGCGATGGCTTTTGCTTCGGGTAAAAATGCTTATGGAATATCGGATCGATCTGGTTTCCGATACAAATTAAATCGCATGCGGAAAGAGTGGAACGGCAGTTTAGTAGGTTTCGATGAGTTCGAGCCAAAACAACCGCAACTGCTGCCGCTGCCACGTGTAGACGATCCGCAGGCACTAAAGAATCCCAGACCAGACCGAGTTGAGCCAATGGTTGTGTCGGTTGGCGTTCCGGTTGTCGAGATCAACCCTTTTGTGCCTGTAAAAGCCTCGGGGCGTGTTGGTGAAGTAACGGTGGTGACGACATGAGTTTTACCTTAGCAACGCTGAAGTCGACCGTTCAAGATTACTGCGAGACCGCAGAAACGACGTTTGTGGCCGATTTAGATACGTTCATCCAAGAGGCCGAGGAGAGAATACTCAAGAACGTTTCTTTACCTGTTTTTCGGAAGAATGTGACGGGAAACGCCACGACGGGCTTTCCGTATCTATCCACGCCGTCGGATTTTTTAGCCACGTACAGCTTGGCGCTGATTATCAATAGTGAATACACGTATCCGCTTTACAAGCACGTCTCGTTCATAAGGCAATACACCCCGAACGCGTCAACGACCGGGCCTACGCAATACTACGCCCTTTTTGATGACAACACGTTTATATTAGGGCCAACCCCAGCGTCCGACTACTCTTTCGAGCTTCACTACAAATATCGACCTGCATCTTTGACGACGACCTCTGGTTCCGACAAAACTTGGTTGTCTGACAATGCGCCAGACGCGCTTTTGTATGGCACGTTAGTTGAGGCTGCTACCTTTCTCAAAAATCCTGAAGAATCAGCGCAATACGAGCAGAGATTCTCCCAAGCTGTGGCATCGCTGAAAGCCCTTGGAGAGGGCTATGGCTCTCGCGATGAGTATCGTTATGACATTGCCCGAGGATAGTCATGGCTTTTTTTGAGGCTAGTGAGTTAAAGGTGGGTGCGGTAGCCGTGTCCACCACAGAAAATAAAGGGCATGACTCCGAGTTTTGGGCGCAGGCAGCAGCAGATAGAATTGTAAGCGTGGGTGGCAACTGTCATCCTCTGATAGCGCAACAAGCGCAGGCTTTCAAGGAGTCAGTCGAAAAAACTGTAGAGTTCTACATGAAAGAGGCCATCAAAAGCGACAGAACCACGCTGATTGCGTCTTTGGAACAACAAGGCCACAAAGACATGGCGGACATACTTAGGAGACTATAATGGCTATTACCACAGCGATGTGTACAACGTTCAAGAAAGAGCTTTTGGAGGCGGTGCATAACTTCAAAAACACCGGAGGCAGCACCTTCAATCTTGCGTTGTACACAAGTTCTGCGTCGTTGGGGGCAGGCACCACAGCGTATACGACCTCTAACGAAGTATCCGGTACGGGTTATACGGCCAAAGGGGCATCCCTGACTCGTGTGGATCCTAGTAATGACGGCACAACAGCTATCACGGATTTTTCGGATTTGACGTTCAGTTCGAGCACAATTACTGCGCGCGGCGCTTTGATATTCAACGACAGTGCGTCCGGAGATCCCGCAGTTTGCGCACTGGATTTTGGGTCGGATAAATCTTCAAGTTCTGGCGATTTCACAATACAGTTTCCTGCCGCAGACGCGTCAAATGCGATTATTCGTATTGCCTAGAGCATGGCAAATGTTACGGGTTGGGGCAGAGGCACTTGGGGCCAAGGCGCTTGGAATGAAGCAATACCTGTCGAAGTTACGGGTGTTTCCGGTACGGGATCAGTCGGGTCGGTCACCATCATCCTTGGCGCAGATGCCGCTGTCACAGGCGTTTCTGGAACAGGGGCAATCGGGTCGATCACAGTCGTCCAAGGGGCGGGTGTCACCGCGACTCCTACAGGGGTGGCCGGAAGTGGATCTATCGGCACGGTTACTGTTACCGGCAGTGCGGTTACTTCTGTTTCTGGGGTTGCTGGGACTGGAGCGGTTGGTTCAGTTACGATCACGGGCGCGGCAAATGTTTCACCAGAGGGTGTCGAGGCGACAGGCCGGATCACTGATGTTACGGTTTCGTCAGAGTCAAACATATCTATCACAGGTGTTTCAGGAACGGGAGCGATAGGATACTTCCTCGTTTATGGCATTATTAATGATGGCCAAGACCCGAATTGGAGCAATGTCAGTGACAGTCAGACACCAAGTTGGACTGCAATTGATGACAGTCAAACACCTAATTGGGAAGAGGTAGCGTAATGGTGCGCAAAGTCAAAAAGGTTATTAAAGGTTTAGAAAAAGCTTCGAAAACTCACAAAAAACAAGCGGAGACGTTGAAGAAGCATGTTGCTGCGATGAAGAAGCCTAAACCCAAAGCGAAAAGCCGGAGAAGATAGATGGCTACTTATGTTAACGATCTACGCCTCAAAGAGATTACTACTGGTGATGAGGCAGGCACTTGGGGAACCAGTACCAATACAAATTTAGAGTTGATAGCTGAGGCTTTTTCCTTTGGTACGGAAGCTATTACAACTAATGCTGATACTCATACTACTACTATTGCTGATGGGTCTACTGATCCGGGCCGCAGTCTCTTCCTCAAGTATACTGGGACTCTTGATTCAGCTTGCACCATCACTATAGGGCCAAACACTATCAGCAAGTTGTGGTTTATTGAAAACGCAACCAGTGGCTCACAGAGTATTATTATCAAGCAAGGCAGCGGTGCGACGGTAACAATTGCCAACGGCCAGACAAAAGCTATCTATAGCGACGGCGCAGGCTCTGGTGGTGCGATGGTTGATGCACTGCAAGACTTGTCGATTCCAGACCTTTTCATCGATGACGACCTAACGTTTACGTCCGACAGTGCCGTCATCAGTTTTGGCGCGGACGCTGATACAACCCTGACGCATACAGACGGCTCTGGTCTTACGTTGAACAGCACCAATAAGATTATGTTCAACGACGCGAGTCAGTTCATTCAAGGCTCAAGCGCAACAGTGTTGGCTCTGGGTGCTACAGATGAGATTGATCTGACTGCAACGCTTATAGATATCAATGGTAACGCTGACGTATCAGGAACTATCACCGCGACGGGCACATCTGTTTTTGCAAGCCTAGACATCTCAGGCGACATAGACGTTGATGGCACCGCTAATCTTGATGTTGTGGATGTTGATGGTGCATCAAGTTTTGCAGGAAGTGTCACAATTGAAACAGGCGCAGACTTTCTGACTGCGTCGGCAGGGAGTGACAACATTCGCATTGGTTTGAACGCTGGTGACGCGATTCAAAGCGGCGGCAACAACAACGTGTTTATCGGTCGAGACGCGGGTGGCGCAGTTACGACTGGCGACAACAATATTGCTATCGGTGAGGACAGCCTCAAAACAGCTACGACCTCCTCAAACAATATTGCCATAGGACTCAATGCACTAGAGGCCACGACTTCTGGGGATCGCAACGTAGCCATCGGCGTTGATGCGTTGTTGACGAATACTCAAGGCGCTCGAAGTGTGGCTATCGGATACGCCGCTTTAGATGCTCAAGACTATACGACGGACACCAACGCTTACAATATCGGCATAGGTTACGAGGCAGGTGGTGCTATAACCACGGGAACTTTCAACACCATCTTGGGTGGTCAGGCAGCAGATGCGATTACAGAGGGGACAAGAAATG